AACCTTCATTATTTACCAATTAAGTATAGAGTGGCATTTTTGGATAAACTCTTGGATTACGCAGTCCTAAACGATGAGGATGAAGTTAAACGTATTCGTATCACTTATGACATTTTGAGCGCCTCCAAACGCTTCCGTGAGTTCAGGCCATGTATTAAAAAATACTTGTATAACCATACAAAATCAAAGATACTTACCATTCAACCAAATGAGTGGGATGTGGCAATATTCTTGCCAATGCAAATATTTAAGGGCGCCAAACCACAAGAAGTTTGGCAAGATTCCATAAACGAAATCAAGAAAAGCTAAGGAAAGAAAATGGCAGGCGATATATCGCAGTTTAAGGCAAGTTTTAAAACCGAGGTTGCAAGACCGAATCGGTTTGATGTTAATATTCCTGTGCCTTTGACATTGTTACCTTATGTTAATTCCGCAAAAAGTTTAAATTATCGTTGTGAAAATGCACAACTACCTGGTAGAACACTTGAAACGATTGACCAAAAGATAGGTTCTAATCCTATTGAAAAGTATCCACATAGAACATCATATACTGATATTGATTTAAGTTTCATCATAGACGATGATATGAATCAAAAGGTGTTTTTTGATGCTTGGTTAAATTTTATCAATCCAAACTACAACTATAATTTTAGATATAAAGGTGATTATGTCACCACAATTACTGTTAACCAATACGATGTTACAAATCAGTTATCGTATTCTGTTGACCTAGTTGACGCTTACCCAATCTCAATGAATCAAATGGATTTAGATTGGAGTGCAGATGGTATGCACAAATTGAATGTAACCTTTGCTTACACCGAATGGAGAAACAATTCTCTACAAGCAATTGGTATGGAACTTGTCGATGCTGGACTGGCCGATATATCTCGTATAGCTGGTGGTTTAGGTGGAAGTGCTGCTGGAGCAGTCGGTTCAGCAATTAATAACGTACCTAATACAGTACAGAATATTGATTTTAATAATTTATTTTCATGATAAATAGTTTCTATTTAAATTTCTATGCGTGGCCGCACAAGACTTGTTACAAGTTAGTTGGTTTTTATGTTTGGCTGATATAAATGAATTTTTACAGACAAGACAATTTTTTTCTATTCTTGATCCGTTTTTATTATAATATTCATTTAATTTTTTAGTTTGTTGTTTTAAATGTTCTGGACTAAGTTTTTTACCTATTTTTGAATTTGCCATTTTTATTTTGGATTCTGTGGAATGTGTTCTATTCAACATAACAGCTTCACCACCAAAAGTCATGTTATAACCATTATTGTAACTATCAAATTCTTTTATGAAATAACTTTCCATTTCATTTAAGCAATGTTTTATATCTTTTGACTGATATATTACCGACCATTCAAAATTGTTCCATCCATGTTTTCGTATAGAAAAATAGAATTTACTGTTGTATTTTTTATATTTGTGCCAATGTGTTGTTTTTCGATTTGGCCAATTTGAATCAAAACCAATGTAAGATTTACCATTGATTTTATTTGTTGCTTTGTAGATAGAATAAATAGACATGAGCTGGCATTCCTTACAATGTTAGAGTGGGTGGGAATGGGAGTTCCGTGACCTACACTTATTTATACATTAGGAGAATACATAATGGCTTTACCCAGATTAGATGTGCCAACTTATGAAGTTGAACTGCCACTTTCAAAAAAGAAAGTAAAATTTAGACCATTTCTTGTCAAAGAACAGAAAAACCTGTTAATGGCAATGGAATCAAAAGAGTCCAGCACAATACATGAGTGCATTAAAGATATTCTTTATAATTGCACCTTGACTGAAGGTATTGATGTTGAGAAGTTACCTATTATCGATATTGAATATTACTTTATTCATCTTCGTGCCAAATCGGTCGGTGAGGTGGTAGAAAGTCGTTATCGTTGTAATAATGAGGTTGATGGAAAGGCCTGTAATAATATCATGGAAAAAGAGGTCAATCTTTTAGATATTAAGGTAAAAACCAACGAAAACAATCCAGAGATTCAGTTAAGTGATAAAATTGTAATCAAGATGAAATATCCTGAATTTGGTGTCGTTAAAGATTCATTTAAGTATGAAAATTTAAACGATATTACATTTAATATGATTGCTGAAAGTATTGAATACATTTATGACGGCCAACAATTCTATTATGACCATGAGGCACAACCTGGTGAAATGTTAGAATTTGTAGAATCTATGAATCAACAACAATTTAGTAAAGTTGAAGAATTCTTTAATAATCTGCCTCAATTAAAAGAAACTATTGAACTTGATTGTAGCAAATGTGGTTTTCACCACATCATTGATGTCGAAGGACTTGAAAGTTTTTTCGGCTAACATTTCGTCATGACAATTTGCAGAATTACTATAAGACTAACTTTTCTTTGATGCAGCACCATAAGTATAGTCTAACTGAACTTGAAAATATGCTACCTTGGGAACGTGATATTTACATCACGCTCCTCATTCAATATGTTGAAGAAGAAAATGCTCGCATAAAAGAAAGACAAAAGAAAAGGTAAATGAAATCAAAAATTTCTTCCTCGATAAAGGATAAACTTTTATCGGGTTCTTCTTCTGAAAAAACAGTTTCTCCAGAAACCAAAGCAAAAGTTTCTGGCATGAAAAAATCTCTAGCGCCTGAAAGTCTTGGCACTTCTCAATTCTCTGCCGAATCCGTAATGATATTAGGTCAAATTTATGACTTAATGGTAAAAATGCGTGAGCAAGAACTAAAACAAAGAGAACTCGACAATAATTTAAAAGAAGAAGTTGCTGAAGAAGAAGAACTTAAAAATGAAAAATTGGCTGAAGCAATAAGAGGACCAAAAAAGAAAAAAGAAAAGCCAAAGAAAAAACCAAAAAAAGGTACTGGAGTACTTTCAGGAATTATTGGCGCAGTACCGGGCGCCGCAGTATTAGGCATGGCGGTTTCTGATAAGAATAAAGAAGAACAGGCTACTAGAAAAGAAGCGGCACCACCTCCTGCACCAACACCAACTCCAGCACCAGAACCAGTTGTAAAAGAAGGTCCTCATCCTCAAATAAAAGAGCCTACTAGAGTTGAGGCACAAAAACAAGTACAACCTTCACCTACAGCAAAAGTAGAAAAAAGAGAGGCGGCAGCCGAAAGTAAACCAGTTAAAGTGTCATCTGAACAAGGCAAAAATGCCATGGTAAAAGCCATGGATGATGCCAAGATTACTGATGCTACAGAACGAGCTGCAATTATGGCACAAGTTTCACATGAATCTGGAGGATTCTCCACATTAAGTGAAAATTTAAATTATAAAGCTCCAACATTATTAAAATTATTTCCTAAAAAGTTTGCTTCTGCTGAAGATGCGCAACAAGTTGCTGCAGGTGGACCACAATCTGTTGCTGAACGAATTTATGGTGGCAGAATGGGTAATGCACCTGAAGGATCAGGTGATGGTTTTAAATACAGAGGTCGAGGATTTATTCAATTAACAGGTAAACAAAATTATACAAGATTTGGTCTTGCCGCAAATCCCGATATGGTATCAAACATAAAACAAGCTGCTGATACTGCTATTAAATATATGGCAGGGTTTAAAGGTAGTTGGGACGACATTAAAAGTGTAACTAAATTTGTAAACGGTGGTTATATTGGTTTAGAAGATAGACAAAAACAATACCAAGCTTTTTTAAATGATCCTTCAGTAACTAAAGCCGGTAATGCTTCAGCAACACAAGAAAGCACATCAAAATCTACACCAACACCTTCTACACCAGCTTCTTCTCAAGTTGCATCTGTATCTAAAACAAATGATACTCTTAAAGATGATTTGAAAAATACCAAAACTCCAGCTGTTGTAAATAATAGTACCGTGACAAATACTCAGATGGGAAATAAAGCGGTCGCACAAAAAGACGAAAAAATCGATGACCGTCCAATATATTTAAGAAAGTTGCTAGGTTAAAATGGCAGACGAAAAATCAGAATCACAAATTAAAAACGATTTGCACGCTACAAGTATGGGTGGCGGTGAAAGTTTGCGGGCAAGGAGAAAGAAGGCAGAAAATACTGCCAAAAAAGATAAACTTCAACAAGAAATTCAAAAAGAAATTGTTGATGGTTTACCACAATTGGAATCTGCCCAACTAAAACAAAAATTAAAAGAACTTGATAAAAAAATTGAAGAGGCTAAAAAATTAGAAGAAGAAGAACAAAAAACAATTAGCTCAAAAACTGAGAATAAAGTATCAGGTCTAAAAAAGAAATTTGATCCAAATAATATGGAAAATTTGGCCAAGTTTTTGACCAATGATTCTGAAATTAATCCCAAACTTTTAGAAAAAGTAACCGGTAAAGCTAAAAAAGCAAAAAGTAAAACCAAAGAAACTACTGCTAAAGCCACAAAGATTGATCCATTAAGTACACCTGATAATGATGTTGTGGATATTTTGAAAAAAATATTAACGCTTATGCAAAAATCTTATGATGATGATAAATTAGAATCAGAAAAATCTAAAAATCTTGAAGAAGGTCTTAAAGAAGATAAAGAAAAAAAAGAAAAAGAACTTCTTGATGCAGTAAAAGAAGCAAAAGATAAAAAAGATAATCCAACTGTAGTGGAAGAAAAAGAAGAAGAAGAAAGTTTTATGGATAAACTTTTAGGAGCTTTTGGTCTTGGTAGTGCTGCCGAAACTGCATTAACAGTATTAGGTAATGTGGCCAAATTCTTCTTAACTAGTCCTTTAGGTCTTGGTCTATTGGCAGGAGCATCTCTCTTTACTTTATTGACATTAGACAAACATGCAGATGAAACCAATAAAGGTATTCAAAATGCTGGTAAAGCAGATGGTGGATTAAGTGAAGCAATTACAGAAGCCGCAGATGATGAAGTTGCATCAAAGCGTGCCACTTTACTTCGTCAAGCACATAAAGACGGAAAAATTAAAGCGTCTTGGTATGAATTTGCTAAACAGGGTAAAGAAGAAGAAGATTATTTAAAATCTGTTGGTTTTGATCCCAAGACAGGAAAAACACTAAAAGAAAGAGAAGAAGCAACGACTTCTCCTTCATCGGGAAGTGCTCCGGCAGCTCCATCTCCAGCAGCACCAACTACTCCGCCTGCACCAGTTTCGGCAGCACCTGAATCTAAATCTAATAATCTTGGTCAAAAATTAAATCAGGTCACAAAAGAAAATGTGTTTGATAAGTTAGATGAAAAGATTAATAGTGTTGCTGGTGCTGTTGTTAATAATACTTCTGGTTATTCTTCAGAAAAACAACAAACAACACCAGCAAAACTTCCAGCAGTTCGCAATCAAGAAGAAACCTTTATGCGAATGATTTATAATAATACAAGAGTTGTATAATTATTCTGTAACTAATTCATAATCAGATTTAGATACACCACACTCAGGGCAGCATACATCATCTGGCAAACTATTGTAATCTTCTACTGATAGAATGTGGCCACAAACCACGCAACGATAGTAACTCATTATAGTGCCTCCAATTTTTGTTTATAAGCATTAGCATGACGTTCTTCAACACCTTTAAGTGCTTTGAATCGTTTTTCTGCTTTCTCTAATACCGCACGAAACTGTTCGGCATGTTCTTGTGATTCTTCTGCCTGTTCTTGAAACTCAGCAAAAGCGCCATTCATTTTTTCTGCCCCGGCTTGAATTTGAAAAGTTGGATACATTGTTTCTGCTTCATACAATTCACCTTCAATGGCCTTCTCTAAGCACTCTTTGGTATTTGGTTTACCAATCAATAACTCAAGATGACCCCAAGCGTGTAAAATTTCTTGATCTGCTGTATGTTCAAAATGTTTAGCAACATCCTCAAAGCCTTCTTCACGAGCAATCTTGGCAAAATAACGGTACTTGATGTGTGCCATGGATTCACCAGCCAAAGCACTTTCAAGGTTCTTAATTGTAACACTCATAACATCTCCTTATATAAAATAGTATTAGTATTAATACTTATACACAGTATATCAAAAATACGCTTATTTGTCTAATGATTTATTTTAATAATCGTTATCAATTTTTTTGATAATGTACCAATAAAAAACCCCGCCGTAGCGGGGTTCAAACCAAGGGGTCGTAGGTTTAATCTTCTTAGGCTAACTTAGCAAAGTAAGCCATAT